ATCTCAGTCTCGGAGAGGTGCTGTACTCCAGCGTCCTGCATTTCAGACTGGATACGATTGATTTCAGTCCACTCAGCCTCGGTGATGGACCTGCCTTCCGCCTTGGCAGTGGCCATGATCTCATTGATCCGTGCCTCACCCTCCGTGACCTTTGCCGTTACCTGCTCATAGTAGGAGGCGTTGTCCAATAGGAGCTGATTGTATGCCTCTTCACCCAGAGCCGCTTTCAGCGGAGCGAGGGTGGCCAAGGCTTGGTTCCTATCGGCGTCCAGCTCATCGGTGATGGACTTGACAATGGTGTCCAGTTGCGCTTGGACATCGGCCACCGTTGTGTCAGTGATGATCTGGCCGGTATACTCCAGCGTGGCCAGTGTATCATCCAGCGCACGGATCTTCTCAATGAAGGGTTCAACCTTTCTCCGAGTAGTATCAGAGATGGTTTCATCGAAGATCTCAATGGCCGGAACTGCGTCAGAAGATAGAGCCAATGCAAAACCGGTCACGGCTACAACTGCTCCGGCAACAAGAGCCGGAATAGGCCCAAAGGCAATACCGATAGCGCCGATAGCTGCCCCCACGGCAGTGAAGGACGCAAGGTTCTTATCGTTCAGACCGTTCTCCATGAGGTCTTTGAGACCGGTAGCGAACAGTGCGATGGAACCTACTACTGCACCGACCGCTGCACCGACCGGGCCGAAGGCCAGACCAAGACCAGCTACAAGCGCAGTCGTTCCGAGAAGCATACCGTTGAGATTGTCGTAATCCAGCCCGTTATGCCATGCGTCCCACGCATTGACAAAGGTCCAAAAGCCTCCGGCAGCGGCCGCAGCAGATCCTCCCAAGATTTTTAGTCCTGCGGCCAAACTCGCTATTACTCCGTTCTTGACCAGCCATTGCAACATACCGAAGAAAGACAAAACGCCGGAGGCAATCTTCCAGCCCATCAATCCTGCGGCAATCGCACCCACGATCTTGAGTATACTCATCAGCTTCTCTTCCAGCTCCTTGGTGTCTTTCGTGATACCACCGAGGAAGTCATACTCAAACTTGGACGGGTCGAAGCCGAAATCGCTGGCAAAACCTCCACCCATAGGCGTAGATCCACCGCCAGCAGATCCAGAGTTCGGGTCGATGACATTCAGCTCATCGAAGCCCATGGTGTAGCTTTTGAGCTTCTTTGCAGCAGAGGCCGCATTACTCAGACCATCCGCCATCTCCTCAGAAGCGTCAGCTCCAACTTGGATACCGGAGTAGTCAATCTCAGGCAGTTCGTACCCGAGGAAGTTTGCAATGGCTCTTGCTGCCTTGGTCACAACGACCACTATGGCTTGAAATACTGGTATAAACCGGGCCACCAGTACACTCACGATGTCACCCAGCGCACGGCGAAGCTGAGTTACCTGCTGTCCGAAAATACGGAGAGCGTTGGACGGAGTGATGATAGTACGGGCCAAGTCACCTTGGACATTGGTGGTCTTCTCCATCAAGGTCACATAACGGAGCATGGCCTTCTGTGCCTCAGTCATTTTGGCCGTGGACATCTCGATCCCGTGAGCTAACGCGGTCTCTCGGAGCTGGGCTACGGACAGGTTGATACCCCAAGTCTTGAGGCCTTTGATCTGACCAGACATACCGCTTTGAAGCCTCTTCATGGCAATATCGACATCGACATTCCATAGAGAACTCAGATCGTAACCGAGCTGGGTGAGCTGTTTACTCATCTGAGCGGCCTTTTCGTCCACAATACCATAGCCCTCCAACAGCTGATTGAAGGAACCTTGAGCTTCTACCCAGTCTTGAATATCAACACCCAAGAGATCCTGCACGGTCTCAGCGTAGTCCAGAGCGGCGTCAGAAGCGTCTCCCAAAGAGACCTCGAACAAGTTCATGGCCTCGGCGTAGTCTGCGGACTCTTTGAACCAGTCACCAGCCACATCGGCAAACCTCATCAGGGACCTCATCCCGGAGGTGACGGCCTTTCCCAGAGAACTGGTCAGATCACGCAAAGGCTCTACTACCCCGTTCAGCCCCGCTCCACCTTTCGCTACACGCTCCAGTCTGGTCAGCGTGGTATGAAGAGAGTCAAGACCTTCAACGGCCTTTTCAGACTCTGTATAGATTTCAATTTGAAGTTCATCAATGTTGTTATCCAATGCCATCCTTGTTCACCTCCTGATGTGCGGTTTTTGAGACCTGTGCCTCCATCTTTGCCCTGATCCGCAGGAAACGATCCCGCTCTTCTCGTTGTTCCTTTTCCTGTCGGTCCTTCTCGGAAATAGGGAAAGGTTCGGATAGATATTGACCGGCCTTTTGCGGTTTCGTGGAAAAGCGGAACAGCGGTGCTACATTACAGAGCGCATGGTAGATATACAGACCTTGGAGCCACAAGTCATTGTTCCTTTCCTTCCGTTTCAGCTCGTAGGCTTGGCGGTACGCCACCACCAAGGTACAATCTTCGTCCCAATACTGCTCCGGGGTCATACCGATGGAGAGATAGAACGGTAACTGCTGATAAAACTGCTCCGTATAGGAAAGAAGGGGGACAGGAGCCATATTGGACCCGTCCCCCTCAAGGGACAACGAACCAGTTACCAGTTCGCCTCCCATTTGACTTTTCCCTCGCTCTCGGTCATGGACCGGATGGGATCGTTATACATCTGACCGAGTTTCTGAATGAGATCGTCCTTGTTATCGAACTCATCAAAGATGGCGTTGATAACCTCCATCTTCTCGGAAGGATGATGAGCGAGGAACGCACCGGCAAACAGAAGAGGCAGGGTGGAAACCGGCTTGTCCGTTACTTCGGACAGCTTGAAACCTCTCTGTTCCATCTTCTCGATGGATCGCCGGGTGTATTCCAGCGTGTAATCTTTACCTTCATAGGTAAAATTGATCTGCTTACTCATGGTTCAGTACCTCCTTACGCCTTGTCCTTGGTGACGGGAGTAGAGGCAGCAAAGGTCACAGTCATGCTTACGACCTCGTTGACACCACCACCGGTAACGAACACGGACGGAGTGCCCTTGAAGGAGAACTTGCCCTCACTACCACTAGGAGTCACAACACCGTTAGGAGCCTCAGTACCGCCGAACCATACGGCGTACTCAGCCTCTTCACCCTCAAGCGCCTTGATCTTGTCAAAGTCGGCAGAGGTGTAGTTGGCAGTGAACGCAAGAGCGTCCATCTGCTGGATACCGGGAATACTGGTGGTTGCCCGGTCGGACAAAGTGGTGGTGTCCA